GTGCTGTTAGTTTTTATATTGTTAATAAGTGTTCTTTCAGTGGTCTTACCGAATCGAGTTCCTTCTCCAAACAAGCCAGTGAGTCCAATTTCAGTTTACGAGGCATAGAGAAACTACCAGAATATTCTAAGTTAATACAGCATTGGGTTATAACCAATCTATCTTACGATAGAATGTTGTCTGACGATAAAACTATATTTACTTATTTCGATCCCCCTTATGAAATTGGAATACCTATCTATGGTAAGAGAGGTGAGATGCATAAGTATTTCGATCATGATCAGTTTGCATCAGATTGTGATGGGCATACTAACCATCAGATGATATCCTATAATAGTACTCAGGTTATACGAGATCGATTTAAAGATTGGAATGCTGCTGAGTTTGATTTAACATATAGTATGCGTTCTACAGGTGATTATATGAAAGAGCAAGCAGAACGTAAAGAACTTGTGTTGACTAACTATGGCATATGATGATCGTTATCCTCTAAAGGATTATTTAAATTCAATTAATCTTAACAAAGATTACTTAATGGGTGAAGATCCTGCATGGGAGAAGAACTATCCAGCATTTGTTATAAACAAATGTCTCTCACATCACATGGATACATTGGCATACGCTAATGAAATGAACCGTTATTCAGGTCTAGATAACAAATTACAATATGATTTTTTTATAAATATCGTGAGACCCCGTAAGAGATTTTCTCCTTGGGGTAAGAAGCAAAAGATAGATGATCTTGATCTTGTTAAGCAATACTATGACTATAGTAATGAAAAAGCAAAACAGGCTTTGAGGATTTTATCTCCACAACAACTAGATTACATTAGAACAAAACTGAATAAAGGGGGTAAAAAATGAGTGAACTTAAGGAAGTTCAGTGGACTAAGGATGATATGGTGGAGGTCAGTTTAAAAGAACCTGACGACTTCCTTAAAGTTCGTGAGACACTGACAAGAATTGGAGTAGCATCTCGTAAAGAAAAGAAGTTATACCAGTCATGCCACATTCTTCATAAGAAAGGACAGTATTACATAGTACATTTTAAAGAATTATTTGCATTAGATGGTAAGAAGGCAAACTTATCAGAGAATGATTTACAAAGACGTAATAGAATTATTAAGTTATTATCTGATTGGGGACTCGTAGAAATAGTTAAAGAGGATACAATAAAAGACGCTGCACCATTAAGTCAAATCAAAGTCATAGCATACAGAGAAAAGGATCAATGGATCTTAGAATCGAAATATAATATAGGTAAAAAAAGGCAACCTTCAGAATGATATATAGTAGATAGTAATCTAATATTACCGATGCCTGAAGAAATAAAAGAAGAAGAACTTCATGAAGAACCAAAAAAGAAAGGTCTTTTTGGTAAAGTAAAAGCCGCTATACTACCAGATGCTGAAGAACAAGCAGCAATCATTAGTACAGCTGTTCGCATCACCGTTCTTGCCTGGTCGGGAGGAATATTGACTTTAAATTATGTCGCCATACCAGGTGTACCACAACAGAAAATTGATCCAACTTTTATAGCTTCGGTTTTTACAGGAGTTTTAGCTAGCTTCGGAATTCAGACAGCTTCTAAGAAGGGTGATGGTACCATGAAGATGAATGGTAACGGCAACGGTAATGGAGGCAATGGTGGTGGTGGTCCTGTTCAGACCTTAAGGATTGAGCAAGCACCTTTAAAAATTATTGCTGTTGATCCTAATAGCAAAGAAAAGAAAACCTACGAAATTTAAAATCATGCAGAAAATTGTAAATGTACTTGCTATTGCGTCTAGCGTTGTATCTCTTGCCGTTGTTGGCGGTGGCGTTTATCTTTATATACAAAAGGATGCCATCATAGAGAGTGTTACTGAAAAGGCACTAGGATCTTTTGGTAATATTGGTGGTGGTTTAGGTGGAGATCTTCCTATAGGTACTCCTGATCTAGTGCCATCTACACCACAAGCTGCAGCACCTAGCAGCAGCATGGGACTTCCTGTTCCAAGTTCAGCGTTTTAATTAAAGAGGATTGTTATGGATAAGATTAATTTAACAAAATGGTTTGCCCTTGGGTTGGGTGGAGTTATAGGTATATCTCATATAGGCATGATCGGTATGCTTGCTAGGAGAGATTCTTCTAAACTACCTACTTTGAATATGCCAGTAGGAGACTATACTTCCTATGAAGCACATGTGAGTGAGAAAGGTTATAGTGTGAGTTACAAGGCAAACGATCCTAAGACCATGTACACAACTATTGATAGGAAAAAGAAAGGTGGGTTTCTGGGACTTGCTAATAATACGACTAAAGAAGTTATTGAATTTACAATGGATGGTGCTCAACACCACGGTGGACCAGTATCAACCAAGTCAGCATGGATCGATCCAGCAGCACTTGCAGTCCAAGCAGCTGCAAATCCAAACGGAGACCTCTCAGCAAAAACAATCGCTTGCCTCAAAGCAAGAGGTGGTGGAGAACAGACTGGTCGCCTCGTTGGTAGTGGTGTTGGTGCTGCTGCTGCTCCTGCCCTTAGTGGTATTCCTTTTGTTGGTTGGCTTGCTGCTGGTTGGGTAACAATGTTTGGTGGTAATCAAGGTGCAGAACTTGGTGGAAATATGGCAGCAGATCTGAAGGATTGCTAATGGATTTCCAAAAGATAGCATCCACTGGAACCGCAGTTGCAGTAGTAGGTACTGGTGCTGTGGTTGGTGGTGGTAATATTGTTGATAACTATCAGGGTGGTCCTCAGAAAAGAGAAGATGCTCGTATAGAACAGATCAGACAAATTGTTGCTGAAGAAATATACATACAATTAAAAACTAACTGGCCAGCAACCTCTGGTCCAGTTAAGGGTATTAAAGATCCTAAAGATTATAAAAAAGAAATACCAAAACAATGAGTAATGTTGAAGCAACTGCTGGTGATTGGGAAAGTAAACCAATCACAGATAGAGAATGTATCTACCGTTGTTTAGAGAACTGTCAAAACCTTGCTGGACTTGATAGGAAACAAGTTCAAAAGTTGATGGAAGACTTTAAAGTAGAGAAAACTTTGAAAGAAATTTCAGAAGAATATCCTCCTTTATAATGACGATACCTTATATCCAAACTAACAATCAAGGTATACCAATTATACCAACGTTGAATGGTGGTATAAGATCGATAAGACAAATTGGAATAAAACAATTATATGTTGCTGAGATACCTCCTAGTCGGGTTTGGGTATATGAAGCACCTCAAGCACTCCCTATAGACGTACCTGTTACTACAATAATAGGAACTCCTATTGTTGACATGCCTGGTTGTGTTAAGGTAAACAAAGAGAACGCAAAGAATCCTCCTAATAAAAATAATCAATTAGTAAACGATGATCCTAAACAGAATGTAGTTTTATGTGATGGTGGTATGCCATACTATGAAGCACCAGACTATGATGCTAGAGAATTAACATGGCAGACAGTCTATCAACCTGAAGATGAGGTTGATGAGGGTGTAGATGTAGAAGAACCAGATCTCTCTATGGATACACCAGAACCTCCTGACACAAGTCAACCTGAAGGACCAGTAGAATGCCCTCCACCTAATGCAAGACGCATTGGAGATCTAAATCAGGCAGGTACAGAGAAAGTTACAGGACACAAATTAAGTGTCGATGGAAAAATCTGCATAACACAATGGGAGGAAGTTCCAACAGTGGAACAATTCCTCCCAAGCATACCAATTATAACAACGACTGCAACGATAGCGACTGTTGCTACTGCATCTGCCCTATTTGCCAAACCCCTAGCTGATCTGCTCCTGAAAGTCGTGAAGCCTGTGGTGAAGAAAGCGATTGGGAAGGTTCAGCAACTTCTTGGGAAGAAGGAAGAGAGGAGACCGAATCTTCAAGAGAGGATGACTGAGAAGTATCGAGAGAAGAAGGGATTACCTCCGTTGAAGAAGACCTTGAAGAAGGGTCGTTAAATTTAAGTTCTGGTAGTTGATGCTCATGAGGCATAATCTTACCACCTGGTGCAGTTACTACTACATCAGCACATACACTATGGTATGGTGAAGCTGGATGGAAAAATATTCCAGATCTTTTTAACTCACCACAATTTTTTAATCTTGCTAATTCAAAGTCTAATCTTTTATTAGATATCAATTGATTTTGCATAGCAATCTGTGATGCAGCTGCCTCGTGGCACTGTCTTACTAATTTTCTATTTAATGGTATCGATAGTGTAGCAGATACACCTAAGTTTAAGCTTTGGTTAGCAGTCATATCAGTACGAACAGGTTTCTGCCATACAACACTACCTGGATTATCTGGTTTACCATCAGGACCATCTACATCTACTACGATATCAATATCAGCACCATCTTCAAACCATCTAGTTCCATCTGCCTTGGTTCGGGTATCATACCATGTCTCCCAAGGGTAATTCTTTACAGTAGTAGTTACTTGTGTAGTCCTACCAGTGTAGTCAGTCATATCATATTGTGGTTCATTATAAAAATCGATCCAAGGATCTTTCCTAGAGTCAGCAAATTGTAGATATGGTGTAACGTTAAACGTACTACCTTGACACTGGACTCCACCACCGTAGGTGTTAGTTATGTATGGACCTTGTAAAACTTGTATTGCCTGGTTCGTCACTGAGCCAGAACTATTGGCGATTGGATTTGCAGTAGCACTTACACCACCAACACCTTCTGCTAAGGCTTTCATTGGTAGTAATGCATTAAGGACGAGACCCGTTGCTATCACTGGGTAAACGTACTTGTTGTGTCTGTTACGGATTTTATAGTTGTTACTCTTTGTATCACGGTCTGGTTGGTCATACCTGGTCCTTGATAACTTTGTGTAAATTGGAAGGCTCCTCCTGCTTCGTTCAGTGTGAACGTTGGAGAACTTGAGAAGTCTAATGAGTCGAACGAACTTGTTACGGATCCCGTTACGGTTACTCCGTTTGTTGCTGTTCCTGCCGTAGACGGTGTTACCGTTACTGTTGATGTATTCACGTTTGGATTCAGGGCTTCTCCATTGTTTTTGATGCCCGTACCCGTTACTGAGTATTCCCATCCTGTCCTATAATCAATTGAATTTATTGTCTCGGTCACTGTGCTTTCAGTTTCCGTATGGCTCGTCATAGAGCCTTGTTGGAAATTTGGTACCACTGGCACTGCCATAGCAGCAGAACCAGTAAGACTAAGCCATAGTAATACGACAACTCGTTTCATTATATAGCATTCCTTAGCGGATGGTAATTTCAGATACGAATTGACCCGTAGCCGATGTGCCAGCTCCACCTGCTGTTAAAGCCATTGCCCCAGTCGTAGCAATGGTTCCAGCGAGATTACCAGCAGTACCAGCACCACTTGATGTCTGATTTGAATATGCTGCAACACTACCTGTTGTAGGAGCACTGGTGATACTATCACCCATTGATGTAGAGATAGTATAACTATATGAATTACCTTGAGTTGTCTGTACTACATCAGGAAGAGCAAAAGTTGCTGCCCCTGCACTACTCACAGCAGATATGCCACCTAAATTACTAGCAGCACTACCACCTGACGGTGTAATAGTTGTAGTCACTCCATTACCTGAAGAACTGTATGTGTTTGGAGCTCTTGTTACTGCAGTTATACCTGCGTCCACTGTAAGTTGAGTAGAACTCGTTAAGCGATGTGAAAGATCAGCTCTCGCTGGTGTTACGAAAGATCCTATGCTCGCAATCATTATAAAAGGAAGAAATTTTTTCATAACCCTTCGATACTTTTACCTTTTCTATATAGGTGTTTATAACCCCCCCAAATAGGTTCGGAGTATACCATTTCCAAATTTCTTTATACATGGTTAAATAGTAGTGTCGCCTTCGGGGACAACAACTAACACTCGCTTATTAAGGAGAACTATGACTGACATTCAAAGGTACCATGCTGCAGATCTTCCAGCACTAATGGAGAAGATTTCGAGAAACAGTATTGGACTAGACAATTATTTTGAACAATTTTTTGATAGTAAAGTACAATCATCCAACTATCCACCATTCAATTTGATCCAACTAAATAATCATGAATCAACATTGGAGGTAGCACTTGCGGGTTTCAAGGAAAATGAGCTCAAAGTCTATACGGAGTTTGGAAAACTACATGTGGAAGGCACAAAAGAGACTGAGGAAAGAGATGGCGAGTATCTCCACAGGGGATTGGCACAACGTTCGTTCAAACGCACTTGGACAATCAGCGAAGATTGCGAAGTTCGACAGGTCGTATTTGCCGATGGACTCCTCAGAATAGAATTAAAGAAGATAGTGCCTGAGAAACATGCTCGTAAGGATTACTTGACAGCAGGTTAAGATCAGATTAAACTGCTCTATATAAAGAGTCCTTAAGCGGATCCTAATGAAAAGGCTTATTGCATTAGCAGCATTGACTGCTCTCATAGCACCAGTACACGCAGGTCAAAGACTAAGCGGGGCTGGTGCTTCTTTTCCATCTAAGATATACAGTAGATGGTTCTCCGATTTCTCCAAAGAGAACGGTGGTCACAGAGTAAACTATCAAGCAGTTGGTAGTGGTTCAGGTAGAAAAGCATTCCTTGATGAGACAGTGGACTTCGGAGCATCCGATGATCCTATGAAGCAAGTTGATATAGACAAAGCAAAACGAGGTCTAGTCCAGATACCTATGACAGGAGGCACGATTGCCTTTGGTTATAATATGCCTGGATGTGATCTAAAACTTACACAAGAGCAAGCAGTACAGGTTGCTATTGGTGAGATCAACAACTGGTCACAGGTAGGATGTGATGATCAGAAAATGACTTGGGTATACAGATCTGATGGGTCTGGTACTACTGCTGCATTCACAAACTCAATGAATGCATTCAGTAAGAAGTGGAAACTAGGTGTAGGTAAGTCAGTTCCTTGGCCAGTTGGTATAGGAAACAAAGGTAATGCTGGTGTTGCTGGTAGTATCAGAACTACTATTGGTTCTATTGGTTATGTAAATCAATCCTATGTTAAAGATGAAATTGTTGCTGCTGCACTACAGAATAAGAATGGTGAGTTTATTAAACCATCAGTTGAGTCTGGTGCTTTGGCACTCAATGGGATATCACTTGATGAAAACCTCGCAGGAACAGACCCTAACCCTGAAGCAAAAGGTGCATACCCAATTGCTACGCTTACATGGATACTTGCTTATGAAACTGGTAATGGTCGTAAGACTGAAGCAGTAACAGAAACTTTAAGGAGGTTACTCACAAGAGAGTACCAAGAGAAAGCATCTGTGTTAGGTTATGTTCCTTTAAGAGGTGACATACTTAACAAAGCTCGTAAGGCAGTTGACCGTATATCTAAGTAGCATATA